GTCTGATTGCACTGAACCCAGTTAAGATTTTGAATGACAACATATCTAACATCACATACTTAGGTATTAGGGGTGTAGATCCGGTGTTCCTGCAAAAGCAGTATCGTAAGATCAGTACAGAGTTTAACGAATACCACGAAATTCGTAACCAATACATAGACCTAAAAGTTCGAAGTTATTCGAATTCTGATCAATACAAAAACCAAATGGATAAAATTGAGAAAGAGCTTAAAGACCATCCCGCAAACGGACTTATCGAAAGAGGGTTTTTAAACTCACTCGGATCAGAACTTGTTATGAACACTGATGACCCATCATCTGGATTCAAAAGCGATCTCGATACAATTCTGAAAAAAGTGTTTCAAGACGGTGAAGGTAAAAATAACGCTGTTGGACAGATGCTTATGAAAGCGTCCAAGTGGAACATAGGCCTGGAAGATTTTCTTGAGACGGTCAGCCCAGTGTTTGGTCAGGTAGGTTCCACAAAAGAAGTGGAAAAATCGATAAACCAAATAGCCGAACGCTGGAAAGACATAAAAACTCAAGATGACGCTGTAGCGTATATGCATCAGTACTTGAACAGCCCTGACAGTGAGTTTGTGAAGCTGGGTAGTCACATGACGGATCTCAGTGACGTTATGGCTAAGGAAACGCTGTATCGCCATCTGACAAGCAATGAAATGAGCCCTAAGAAGGCAGAGGCCGAAGTTATTGATTCGTTCCCTGACTACAAAGAGGCAATGCCAACTAAAGTTCGTCAGCTGAGTGATGTCGGTATTCTGATGTTCCCATCCTATTGGCTGAGAATTCAGAAAACGATTTACCGAATGGTCAAAGACCGTCCGGTAAGTTTCGGGATTGAGGAAGCTANCAACGAGTTGGCTGGTTTGGAGGGGTCTTCAATTGAAGATGCAAACATAGTTTCCAAATTCAATTCTCATTTGGGTATCTTCCACAATCCTTGGGCAAACCCGGGAGCCGGCAACATTGTGCCGACTCACGTATTCTGACAAATACTATTCTTTGTCTTTGTCAGCACCAAAACGGCGCTTACCAAAAGCAGGCTTCTTGGCCGGTTCAGAGGATGAACCGGCTGAGGAACCGGCAGGAACACCGTCTTTACGGCCACCAGAAATCCAAGCCTGGATTGACTCAGGTGTAAGATCGTCTTTGTAGGTGACGTTATCGACGTACTTCATTTCCTTTTCTAAAGCTTCGCCAGGATCTGTTTCGTTAACGATTTCTTCAGCAGAAGCTTTATCGGATTCACGGAAGAAACCTTTGATGACTTTCTTTTCCTGAACCTTACCGTTGTAGACGGAGTACTCCATCTGGATACGCATAAGAACCGGAATGTCAGCCAGGTCTTCAAGAACCGCAGCTTCTTTCATGGCTTCTTTTTTGCCAATTGGCAATTCAGCTTCAATCGGATCAGAAACTTCATCTTTGCCAGAAATAATCATCAGCTGATTAAAGATTTTTGAGCCAATCTTGTTTTCGCTGCCATCATTATTTGTGATGCGCAGGTTACCGTAGATGACTTGCTTTTGACCTTTATGCTCAACGTACATGTCGATGCTGGTGGAACCATTCTTTGACACACTGACAATAGGTGCTAAGACCATTACAGGGTACAAGCCTGAAGTAGTGATGTGGTTACTGCCACCTTGTTTAACATCTTCGGATTTTTTGCTTGATTTGAAAAATGACATGTTTATACCTCTCAGAGATTAAGGGTGTCACCCCTACGGTTTGGGTAATTATTTACCCTGTTTGGTTTTCACTTTACTCGTTCTAATATTGTTCAAAGAACATTCTAACTTTTCGATGTAACGAACAGCTTTACGTAGATCAGCTTTAATTTCCTTATAATCAGGATCTTAACGCAAATCTATTAACCGTTGTTTGAGTTGTTCGCTACTTAAAAAGTTCATTACAACGACCACTCTCCTGCCTTGTTCTGCTTCTCTCTAAGCATCTCGATATGCTTTTGAAGATTAAAATCTTCTACAGGCATGTTTTCAGGAAGTTCTTTGGTAGTAGTGCGGGAAACCATTTTCGAATTACGGAAATGAATTACTCGGTTTTTGCCTCGAAGCTCAACAAAAATAGCTTCATCTACTTCTGATAGAATACCACCTTTCTTGCCGTAGCTTCCGCCAGCATTTACTAATGAGTAGCCAGAAACTTCTTCGCTATAAATAGCGTGAGATACCAAAACAATATTAAAGTTTGGAGCCATATCACGTTCGATAAAGTCGACTACTTTTTTGATTTCAGTATTCACTTTGGCGTAAGGAAAAGATTTAACCTGCTCAAGAACGTAACCTTCGATATCCAATAGAATTTTTGAAATTGAATCGATGGCAATTGTTTTAGGTAGAGTGCCTACTTTCTTTTCGTAAGCTTCAACCTTTTCTACGATAAGATTGATTAACTCTTCAGCTGATGTGAAATCAGGAACGTTTACGTGAGATTGTGGGAATGGGTAACGTTTACCATCCCTGGCAATTACCAATACGTCTTCAAGAGTCTGAAGAATAGTAGTTTTGCCAACGTTAGGTAAACTCGATACTAGTAGTTTTACGTTGCTGGACATTTTTATTCCTTTCTTACGTCATTTGAATTTTATCTGGAACCGAACAAAGATTTTGCTATAGCCAGAAACACGCTGATGAATATTCCAGCAATGATTCCAATTAACATTCCTCCCATTGTCCCAAAAAAGAGTGTTGCCAGTATCCCTGACAAGATAATATCTGTCTGCCAGCTAAATCGTAGAAACTTGGGCAGACCCATCTTAAACAGCAGAATTATAAATGCCATAGCAGTTAGAAACGCCATTCCTAAAATTTCCATTTTTGATTAACCTTCAGGACGTAAACGAGGATCGTGAAAAATTACATGAGCAAGCTCAGGATACTTTTTCCAAGCTTCGATTGAATCAACTGCTAAATCCAGAAGGCCACTGATAAACTCCATGTCTTCAGGAGTAATGACTTCTGTTATGGCAGTAACGGTTGGTGGGTAAGACTTCAACGGCTTTCCAGTCTTATCACTGACACCGCCATCTATGTTTCGGTTGATGTAAACCAGACGAATCCTGGTAGGATTGTAGCCCTTTTTAAGCAGTACCCAAGCATAGACTAGAATCTGATATTTGTAATGAGCAGGAATAGTTTTAGGAGCTGTTTTGGAGTTATAGGTTTTGTAATCAACGACCATCTGTTCTCCTTCTGTACTAAGTTTTACTTTTCCCTCCTCCAGTAAACGAACATACTCTTCTCTTTCTATTTCAATTTTTGGCATTCTGTACACTCCAACCTTTATGGGATACACCTATACGGTATCCCTCTTTATTTTTTAGACCTTTAGCTACAGCGTTTAGTTTACTTATTAAAAGTTCAGGATATTTATCGCATAAACCTAAACAAGTAATGTCTGTTTCTACAGTTCCGTTTTTATTTATCCACGTTCTTAACGTTGGATCTGATTCAGACCTACGCCTGTTACTGACAGCATCTTTAGTTTTATGTCCTTGTGATTTTCCGTACATAGGATTACTTGAACCAGAATTTCTTTTTTGTGCAGCTTCACAAACATTGGGAGAATGTTTTCTTCCTTTGTTAGCTACGCTTAATTTTTTACGAGTTTCCTTACTTACTTCCATGCGTGTAATGCCTCCTTTACAGGAGTTGTACCCAGAGTAAAATGTAGAATGTAACTCTATGTAATAAATCTCTTTGTCGCTAACTTCTTCTTTACTGATGCCACTTTCTAAAATTTTGTGTGTCCACACGCTATATGGATACTTTCGAATAGCTCGCATAAAATGAAGATTATAAGAATTTCTATCCTTAAAACGTGAACAAGCTTTATGCTTTATCCAACGTCTTTGCATAGTTTCTTTAGTCAGTCCGATGTAAGACTTTCCGTTAATTGTATTAGTATGCTTATATATTAAGTACATAAACATACTGTACACCTGTAGGTTAGTGGATTACAAGACTTATGTATGTTTGAAGTACTTTATGGAACCTTGAATAGCATCAAGAGTACCGCCAGCAAAATACCCATTTTTGATTTCAGCTTGGTGCTGAGTTTCAACTTCGAGATAATCATTACGAAGAACGTATGAGTTAACAAGTTCTTCTGCCATGCCGATGTACTGGCTGAGCACAGTAGCCGGATCATAATCTTCATTAGATTCGTGCATGTGGACGTATTCTTCGATCATTTTCTGATCTACTTCTTCACCTTTGGCAATCATCTCAGCGCAATAGTGAACAATTGTTCCCAGAACGCTCGATGTATTGTAATCAAATGATGAAACACCCATTACTTGAGACTGAAACCAACGATGTGGATGAGTCACGAATTCAGCAAACCTGCTTGGACTGAAGTTCATAAGAGCCCCTTCAGGTACAGGGGTTCTTTGGTAAGACAGAGGGTTAGTCATATAATTCTCCAATTATTTGTTACACTTTTTGTGGGATAGCCGGAGCAGAAATAGATACCCAGGCTTGTTTGCTTCTTTTGATAAGTGATGCTCTATAGTAGCCATCTCTTCAACGTCAACGATAGGCTCTCCAAGCTTTGGAAAGAGCATGGTCTTTTCACACCAACAGCATTTTTCACCGTACAGTGAACGAAGGATGTTACGAAAACGATCTCTTCGAGATTTGTTGATATAGAGACCATTATTTCTGCGTCTTTGGGTTTTCTTCATAGAAAGAGAGCCCTTTCCACAAAAAAGTTTTCCAAGTAAAACGTGTCAGACTTTTTAAATCTTCGAATAAACTTAGACCTATGCAGATTTGTCTTATTTGCTGCATCTTCTAAAGTTTTAAATACAAAAAACTCTTTAGTATTCATATCTGTTACTTTTACGGATTTCATTATCGGAGTGCCGGAATAAGGCTCATTTAGTTGTCAATAATTTCGTCAAGTATTCCTTGAATACTGATTGTAGAAGCATTAACTGGCAGGGGTATTTCTTGTGCCCAATTTTTGCCAATACCGCAAGTCAGCATGTTTGGTACTTGTTGGTTTTCTATGAAGTCCTTACCACCTATATCGTAGATATTGTTGTTGTACCACTGAATTACTTCAGGTTCAGGTACTATGTAGGCGTAAATTGAATCATATATTGTTGAACATATTTGTATTTTATTTTGAAAACCTTTTTCCGAAATTCTGTGATTAATTTCGTTTACAGCTATTAATGTAAGTATGCTCCAGAACTGCGAACAAGCATTGTTAAGGGTACGTATGTCATCGCTAGGATTATCTGTGTAGATACGACAGCCAAGACCTAGATGTATGTAACCTTGCTTTATAGCAGTTGGCAGAACGTACTTTTCACGAAACTCAGTAACACCTGGGTACAGAACATTGTGGTAATTATCAAAAATTTCTTGGGTTATTGCTCCCCCTCTGTCTGCGTCTGGGAATTTTCCGTAAGCCAATCCAAATGTGTGAGGTTTAGATTTCTGGCGTAGGTCTTTAAGTTCTTCGTTCTTTTCGTTTACTCCTGAAGTAAATCGTCTAACTTTGTCTTTAAAAGTTCCTTCGGAACCTATAATAGCTTCAACCTCTTTTGAGAAATATCCCATTGCGTTGTAGCAGTGTCCGTCTAAAGTAGGATCAGTAAGTACTGATATTTTGCCTTCATCTCCAGATAAATTTGCTAAAACCACGTCTTCTAGTCCCTTAAAGTCACACTGTATTACCAGCATTCCTTCAGGTGCTACAAAGCATTGTTTCAGTGGTTTTGCGTAGATTGATTTAGTACTTGGAGCATTTAGTAGATTTGGTGAATTTGACGTGTTACGAAACGACTTGGCACCAAACAAATTGATTTTGCCATGTAAGACTCCATCAATTGTGAACGTATCAAATGCTTTAATAAAATTCGTTTTTATAATTGAACTGAATGAGTTGTCTATCATTGCATCAAGCATCTCAATCAGAGTTTCATCTTTTGATTCTTTACGAAGCTCTTCAATCTGATCACGACCCCACGAAGGTTCTCCTGTGTCTTTGGAGTAAGCCTTTGCAGGAATCTTCAGCATCTGAAAAATCTCGCAAGTTTGCTTGGCGCTATTTGGATTGAATGCTTCCAGATTTACTTTTTGCTTCTTCTTTTCATAACGGGGCCTATTCCACAGTTCGAGTTTGTACTCTGCTAAAGATCGCATAGCTTTTACTGCAGTAGTACTATTTGGGCTTATCCGCTTATCTATGACACTGGACAGGAAAGCATCATTCAAAAAGATGTTGTATTCCTTTATGTCTTTAACAGCCCATTTATCACGAACATCTTTATCACGGCCTGTGCCACGTAGATGCGTGTTGACCAACCAGGTGCGGTGAGTCATGTCTGTTTCTTTGAATGGCTTCAAATAGTGGTCAAGGGTGCGAACAGATTTGGTAGCGTCTTCTTCATGCTCTCTCTGAGCCTTTGGCCTGCGACAAGTCTCTTGGTACTTAACAACGTAGGGGTGTTTACCCAAACGCTCGTACACAGTCTCCTGTACCTCATCAATGAGAGTTCTGAGATCTTCGACAGCACTGGAATCTACTTCTAAACCGGTATCTACCATTTTTATCATGTCAGGGATAAAGTGACTGACAAAATTATTGTAAAAATAGCTGGGACCCGGGTCATAGTCACAAGGAAGAGGAACTGGAAGTCTTTGATAAGGCCTCATGATGAACCTTCATTATCCTTCTGATCTAGTATGTTCTCTATCAGATTAAGTAGGCCTTGAAGCTCATCAGGGTAAGCTTCTACAGGGCTGTTAGGCTCTTGATACAAAAGCCATTCATACTGTTTTCTCAGAAGTGGTATATCAACATTCTTGATAAGAATGTCTGAATTAGGCAGTTCCATAAATCTCTTCCTCTTTTTTAGAGTGGGTTTTGAGTTCTTCCCATAGGTTGAAGCAAGCGCTTCCATCAATGGAGCAGTACTTTAGAAACTTTGGATTTTTGGGGTTCTCAGGCTCGTATTCGTTATAAATTGACCAAGAAGGATCGTACTGATTTTTCATCAGCTCTTTGAGGCTGACTTTAGCTTTCCAAATGTTTACGTGGTTCATAAAGCATTTGGACATAATGGCAGTGTCCACGTAGTTTTGTGGCAAACAGCCAACTCGGTTGTACATAATCTGTAAGTCAAAAAGAGCGTTGTGTATTACAAGCAACCCTTTATGCGAAGCAATGAATTTCCAGATAAGCATTTCTGTATGAACGCTATCCGGAATCAGTATTTCACTGTGATCCCTAGAAAGACCAAAGACAAAGTGGGTTGTGAGTACTAACGACGGAAAGCTCAGACCAGAATTTCCGGCCACCATACGATACTGCTTAATCTGATCGATGGAGAGATCCGGGTCCTTGTCTAAGAGCTTCTGTGCCGTCTTTCTGTCTTGCTTTGGGTAAACCCCAGAGGTTTCGGTGTCTAAACTCATAACGGGCTTCTCAGACAGGCTCCTGAGCTTCTTTTGGATGTT